ACTACCGAGTATCTTTCATCACCTATAAGTGTCAAATCTTTTACAAACTTACGGCAAGAAATTGGTAGTATCAAATAAATATTTGATTTTTTTTAAAAAAAAAATATTTATCATTAACTATGTTTGTAAGAATAAAAAATGAAAATATAAAAGTTAAGGTATGTAATTCACCCAAAGAAATTTCTGAAGGAATGATGGGTAAAGAATTTATTGGATTTGATGGTATGTTATTCTTTATGGGTAATGGGTATCATAGTTTTTGGATGAAGAACTGTATCATACCTTTAGATATTATCTTTATTGATAGTGATTTAACAGTAACTGAAATACATTATAACTGCGAGCCGTGTGAATCACCAATTTGTAAGAATTATAATGGATACGGTAAATATGTATTAGAGATTGAGGGTGGTCGTTGTCAGAATGAAGGTATTAAAATGGGAGACAAATGTAGTTTTATATTTGACCTTTCAAAATAATTTTTTAATTTTAGTATTATGAACAAAATTAAAATTTTATTACTTTTACTATCATTTATTATTTCATCTTCATTTATTATACCATATCCTATAAAAATAGATAAAGATGTACTTTATGAAATTGGAGCAAATCCAAATTCTAAACCATCATATAGATTATATTATCTAATTGAGACTTACTCTGATTCATTCTGTGTTCCAAAATACATCGCTTATAATGTTGCATTCAAAGAAACCAGATATAAAGGTCCATCAGACACATTATATAATCCTTATTTATCTTCTAAAGCAGGGGCTGTTGGAGCCATGCAGATTATCCCTAAATACGCATCTTATTATGCTGGTAGTAAAGTTACTAGAAAAGACTTAATGTATGATTTAGAACTTAATGTAATGGTGTCAATGAAAATATTATCAAAAAATTACGATAAATACAAAAGTTGGGCTAAAGCGTGTGGAGCTTATAATACAGGTTCACCTAAAATTAATAATTATGCCAAATTTTGTGTTAATAATATAGAGTATACTAAAAATTGGGTTGTTACTGATTCTTTGATAATTCAATCTTTTCTTGAAGGTTTTTAACAAAGTCTCTTTGTAACATTTTTAAAAATTTAATATACGGAGAATCCTCTTTTTCCGCATCATACCTATATCCACCCTTTGGTGGTCTTTTACTCCTACCAATGTAATTAAGTCCTGAAATATTGGTAATACATTTGTGTCCTCCAGAATTAGCCTGAATAACATCCCAAACAGGAACCGTGTATTGGTCAAGAACAGTCCATTCATCTTCAGTTAAATCTGATGATTTTTTTTCCATTAAAGATTTAATATCCATCAAACTTTTAATACCGTCTTTATCTTTCACATATTTTTCACCATAAATTGCCGCAAAATCCTTGAATGTGAACCCAACAGATTCTTCATTAGTTGCAGTCTCAGAAACCCACTTTATAGTTGACAAAGGTATTTGTTTTTCTTTTAATTGTGATTCCCATTTAGATAAAACTTCTTGAGCTATTTCACCAAGGTTAACACCTTTAAGTTCTCTTTCTTTTTTAAATGGATTACAAGAGGCTTGTAACAAACCAAGAGGCCAAGCGATTACCAAGAAATCAGCTTCAGGATTATTTCTAAATGGTGTATATCTATCATACGAACCAGGTTTCATCATATTACCACCTCCATACTGAACAATGATATTACCAGAAACCTGAGGATGTGTTTTCATGGAAGAAACATAAATTTCTTTGTTTTTTTCTAAAACATCTTCTGAAGGAAATCCTTTTAAATTCATTATTTCTTTAATTTTTCTAAATAATGAAATTAATGAAGGTTCACACTCCATAACTAATTCTTCTAAAAATCCTTTTTTGTTTTTAAATGCCAAAAGTAATTTATTAGTAACCAATCCTAACATCATTCTATTATCAGCCGCAGATTTATCTTTATCAAATTTAAAGATATAATTCATTACAATCTCAGGTGTAATATTTCTTTTAGCATAATCAGCACTATCAACCATAGATATTGTGGCAACATCTTCAGGTGGAAATAAGTCACTTTTGGGTATTATTTGAGACAAGGTTTCAACGTTTGACCTTGCTTGTCTAAATGATTTTGAGCCAGTTTCTTCCGCACCAGCTTGTCTATCATGATGGTCAGTGTGAATAATAAACATTGGTTTACCATGTGCAAAATCAACTAAAACTGGCATAACTTCACCTCTAGCATCAGTTTTTTTAACCGCGAACTCCTTATCTCCATATTGAATAACTTCCACGTCAACCACGTCAATTCCGTTTGACTTTAAATAGTCCCTCATGGCTATTGCGGTAGTGACACCATCTAGGTCTTGGTGAAAATAAATTTTAGCCTTCTTATATCTGTTAGAAAGCTCTCTTATATTTCTAATACCTGATTCAGATATAATTTTTCTCATTCTAATGTTAGGAGATACTTTAATTTATTGAACCCATGTAACATTTCATCTCTCAAATTTAAAAGGTCTGAATCCTCTTGTGGGTCAAATACTTCAGTTAATTGTATTAAGAAAATACAAACTCCGTCGATAAAATTTTGAACAGATATTTCAGAAATGTCTTGTCCCTGTATGGTATATCCACCTTCGTATGATGGTCTTCCGTGTTTACCCATACAAGCCTCAACAAAATCATCAATTAATTCTCCTAAACTTTCATATAACTCACCATAAGCTTTGTGTTTAGCATAAGATTTTGTTTGCCAGTGTAAGAATTTTAGTTGTATTTGTGATTCTACTAATTTTTTAATTATTTCTGAATTATCCATCATAAACTTTTATTTAATAAATACCATCATATTAAAAAAAAATGGAGGTTAATTACCTCCAGTTTCAAATTCAATTTTTTGTTGTTTTTTTTGGTCAACAAATGCTTGTATTCTTTGCCTTGAAATTTCAGTGTAGTTTGGTGATAACTCAATTCCAATCCATCTTCGGTCAAGTGTTTCAGCAGCTACGCAGCTGGTCCCACTCCCATTAAATGGGTCTAATATAATATCATTCTTGTATGACAATATCTTAATAGCCTTAGTTGGGATATCCATTGAAAATGTTGCTTTTGTCATTGGTCTTGAGTCGTTTAAGTATTTCCACTGTCCGAACACAAGTTCCATAAATTCTTTTTTGTCTTTTTCCTGATAAACTACCTTTGTCTTGAATGTTCCATCTTCTTGTTCAATTTTAGTTGGAACTCCATTCCATTGTGGCACTCCTTTAACTTTTTTAATGTGGTTTTTCTTGTATGCAAGTATTACACATTCTTTAGGATTATATATGTAAGGGCTAGACGGGCTCATCCAACTACCCCAAGCAGTTGTTTTACTTCTGTGAGGACTATCTTCTTCTAAATCAACAACACCAAAGAACTTAAACCCAATTTCCTTCATAACCTGATATACTTCAGATACCAAAAAAATTCTACCACCTTTTTCTTGTCTGTTTATTTCATATGGTATGTTTAAAGCAATTCGTCCATCGTCTTTCAAGATTTTATAAGCATTAGTCATCCATTTACGAGTAAAATCCAAATACTCATTTATTTCCATATCATCATCATGAACATCATAATTAATGTTTACTCCGTATGGAGGTGATGTAACAATCAAATCAACTGATGATTCTGGCATGTTACCCATAACCTCAATACAATCCCCGTTGATTACTCTATTTACGTAATTTTCAATCATAATAATCTTCCTCTTCTTTAGATATTTTCGTAATTATGTGTTTGTTCCACCAAATATTAAATTTACTATTTGGTTTTTTGTTTGAATAGTATTCACCTAATAAAATTAAAGAGAATAAAATTAATGATGATAAAACATAACTAACAATAAATGTTATCATTTTAATAATTTTTCTATGTTTTCGATTCTTCTATTAAGGTACCAAGCGGCTTTCTTCAAATCCTGTAATTCTTTGTCTGATTCTTTTTTACCCGCCCTTCCAATATACTTAACAACATTAAAAAGGTACGCATCCTTATCTAACCCCCACGCCTCACAAACTTTAACAACTTCATAAACATTTTCCGCACCCCCATAATGTTCTGGGTTATTAACCATTTCCTTCTGTTCCATCATAATTTGTTTCAATTGTATTTTTATAGATTGGTGTCATCTTGCTAGTATCGATAACAAATCTTAATTTTGTAAACATAAGATTATCATCTTTATATGAACATTTAATCTCAAGATTTGAACCTTTAACAGGTAACAACAACCCATTAACCACTTCACCGATTGGGTCTAAATATTCAATCTTAACATCGGTTATTTTATATAGGTCAGCAGGATTAAAAGAATAAACAACAGTGTTATACATTGATGTTGTTAATATAAGATTTTCTCCTTCGTTTTTAAGTTTATACTTACTGAACTGGTATGGAGGTACTTTTACCTCATCGTTAAATGAGATTATCCATCTATTAGACTTTAAGGGTTCAAATGTTTTGAATTTTTCCATTTTTATTTTTTTTTAAAATGTAGTAACCATTTCCCAAATTATCAATAAAACCATCGGAAACTAAATCTTCCATAAGTTCAATTGTTTTATCCATAGGTAATTTTAAAATAACTTCACTTATAAATGATACGTGAATTTCAGTTCTTAACTTATTTAAAACTTGTTCTCTTAATGTAATCATCTTTTATTTTATTAAATTTTATTTGTACTTTTTCATTAGAAAAAAAAATAACATCACATTTTAAATAAAATTCAATAACACTAGGATTATCTGTTAAAAAAATAATTTCTTGTTCTCCAACTATTTTTTTATTGAATCCCATTCCTCAGATTTTTTATGATGCCCTTTTGTATAGTATAATTCAAAACTTTCCTTTTGAAAATAGGTAACAATGTACTTTCCATCGGAAATTCATTAGTTGCCTTTAATTCAAAAATTGGTAATTTCTTAACGTTTTCAGAATTATATATTATCGATTCTACACAATCATTGTTATTAAAATTAATCAATTCTCTAGTGTAAACTTTATTATCAATTGTAAGATTATCCTTCTTATCTATAATATATTTCCAAATTTTTTTAGTACCTTCTTTTTCATAAAAAAAATATCCAGTAAGTTCTGAAATGTTTCTATCGTTTTTAATTATTTTAATTGATACTGTATCGTATATCAAAGTCCACAAAGCTTTAACTATATTAAAATAGTCTAATATTTTTTGCCCTGAATATTTTAAAATCTTATCATATTCAATTAAATCTTCCTCATTTGTTATTTGTATAGGTCTAAATTTTAAATCAGATAATAAAACTTCGTCGTCAACGTTTTCCAATTTTCTTTCAAAATAAATCATTTTAAAATCACTAGAAATTGATTGTAAATTTGCAAGGTGAACTGATAATTCAGTATACATTGGGTAAAGTTCAAATTTATCAATTTTTTTATCACAATATTTTAAGAAATCTAGTAACATATATTGTTTATGTTCTAAATCGATTGGCTCTGTGAATATCCAATCTGTATCCATTTTAAAATTTGTTTTTTTATTTTTAACAATATCTTTAATCATGTTATTCTCATTATATAATAAGTTTCACCATTAAATTCAAAACTATCATAATCATTATCATAATGATTCATGTTACCATACCCATCCTCAGAAATTGAAGCCTCTATTAATTCTTCTTTGTCAATGTATTCTGACAAATCATATCCCATGTTTCCAGCAAATTCTTCGGGATTATCTCTGTAATAACTTGCAAGTTCTTCGGCCTTCTCTTCTATCGCACTATCATTATATTCGCCATCTGGAGAATCTTCAATTTCACCTATTTCAATATCTATTTCATTAATTCTATCTCCAATATTATCATACTCATCATCCCCAGGTTCCAAGTCATGAAGTTGTGATTCAAGTTCATCTTTTTCCTCTTCCAATTTTTTAATCTCATCTAATTGTTCTTGACTCAATTCTTTATCACTATCACTCAAATATGAATCAGGATTGTCTCTAACATCACTCTCATAAACTTCTAATGCATCATCATAAATCCTATCTAAATCGATATAATTTAACCAAAAGTCTCTTCGGTAACCATTAACACCATGTTCATTAAAATATTCTTCTTGATAATCCCTAATAGCATTGTCCATATCTCTTTCAGTACCAACAGTATATTCTTCTCCTTCTTTTGATGGTATTAATACTTCAAATACTGTTAACCCGTAATGCGTGTATTTACTGGGTATTAAAAAATACACATCTACACTATCTTCCAATTCTTCAATTTCAGTGTCTATTTCATCAATTTTTTCTTGTATCTCGTTGTATTCACTACTATTAACATCTTCTAATTGTTCTTGGTCATATTCTAAATTACTTCTTTTAGTCTGTAAATTACTCAATAATTCAGAATAATTTTTAGGTCTAACAATTTCATCAATATCCGATTCTAGATAATCAAACAAAACATTTGCATATAAACTTTCTTCGTCATTGTAAACTTCTAAATCCCATTCATTGTCTTCTCTTCTTGCGTTAGCTCCTGAAATTTTCTCCGCTCTAATTTTAGCCTTTCGTTTAGACTCAATTGGTGTCCCATAATCTGTCACATACCCTGTAACTTCAATACCATCTATACTAGATACTTTTGTATTTGAAATATCAAGTCTTCCCTCTATTTTTTTAATTGGACTCAATGACTTAATTGGTAATCCGCTTAGATTCAAGTTTCCTTGAACTACTATATTTTTGTTTCTGTATTTTTTTAACTTACTTAAAGCATTAACGTCATAGGATACGAATTTTAACATATCAATAAGTTCTTGTGGTTGGATAAAAATGTATTCATTTTCATCCTGTTCACTTATAATAGATTTTAAAATTTTCTTTAAATGATAATTCATTATTGTTTTTATTTATAAATATATAAATCCACTTACTATTTCCTTTTAATATCTTAGTGAAATATTTATATATAATAAAAATTAATATTCTAATATTATGGGGTGTTCATGTAAAAATAAGCAAAATCAGTCAAATCAACAACCTTTACCTCAAAAGAATACATCTTCACAAGACTCTGTTAAAAAGGTTATTGAGAAATACTACAACAAAAACAAAAAATAAAAATATTTATAAGTAATAAACCATTAAAAAAAA